GACGTTTATCAAAATGCCAATAATAAATTTACTGGAATGTTTCGTTGTGACGGCAATAATGTTAATAGATTTGGACCTTGTATAAGGGCTGGCACAGACGATAATAGCGGTACAAACACTATGCTTGCATTCCAAGATGGTAATGGTGACGGCATAGGCACAATCACCTCTTCTGGAGGTACTGTTACCTATGGAGCGTTTACTGCTCACCACGAAGTTAATGTACCAAACGCAGATAATCCATCTGACGATTCAGATGCTTATCCTTACGGAACTTTAGTAGAAGTAGTATCAACGTATTTAAGTGATACAAATAAACGAGGCAGTATCAGATACACAGTACAAAAATCACAATCAGCAAATAGTAAAAAAGTTTTAGGTGCTTATTGTTCTAACATGGGTCCAAATCCAATGGTTCCGACTTCTGGAA